TCTTGGCCACTCGGTAAAATCAATATATATCGGATATATAGTTTTTGTGGATATACAGCGTCAACTTGTAGGATAAAATGAGGCAGATACTACCGTTCTTCTCACGCGTCGAAAATGAATATTCCATAATAAAATCAGCTCCTTTTCTGAAATAGGGCTGATTGTGCTATAATATATGCGTAACCAGCCTGTGGTAGGGTTGTTACAACTTGCCGGAAGGATACCCTTTATCGTTCCGGTTCCCGTCGTCATATTTGCGGTATGGCGGCGGGATTTTATATTGGGGAATAAACGAAAAACCTCGCATCAATGAAGATACGAGGTTTTTGCGTGTAGGTGGCGAAAAAGCCACACAGTACTAATTGTAGGGAGGTCTTATCCTCCTGAGTATCTTCATTATAGATATATTTTTTCTTGTTGTCAAATATGTTAATATGGTTACCTGATGTTTTTTCCAGAAATGAAGGGAATAAGTTTATCGTAAATTTTTTCCATGGTTTGTTTAGGAAGTGATATTCCTGTCAGGACACTTGTTTCTTTTATCGGATCCATAATTCTCATTTTACTGATTGTTGTTATCTGTGAAATTAATGCTATACTGCCTTTCCTCATTTTTTCAAATGCAGCGATGTGTTTATTGAGCTGGCCTTGCTTTAGTTTTAATGTTGCAATCTGGGTGTTCAAAATTTTGTTTTCTTTAGATAAAATAGAAAGCTTAGTTTCTAAAGGAATTATTTTTAAATCACGGTCTGCGTCATTTGAATAATTTTCTTCTAATTGTTTTAATTGATTTGATAAGTCATTACAAGCTTTATTATAGTTTTTCTGCCGCAGTTTATATTCACTATCCATTATTTTATACTCTTTTATAAGAGTACTCGTTTTGGCGGCAATACGAGTAGATAGAACTTCTCCTAAATCGACCTCAAAGGGTCTTAATATGGCGTCCTTATTCTTCTTTGAGCGTAAGGGAATTACAGTGACAACGCCGGAAGAACGTGGGTTATTATCTAAAACGACCGCATAGTGAAGTCCCCCTTCTTCTGCGCCGGGACGGAATCCGAAGTTTACGTTTATGATATCTCCACAGGAGTATTTCTTCATAAACTTTGGGGAAAAATTGTTTTCCCTATTCAGCATATTTTTATAATCTTGGAGCCAGTAATAAAGAAGAGCCGATTTTTTGTAATCATTGCTTTCTGACATGGCAATTAACTTGTCGGAATACTCTTTCATAAGTGCAGTTATATTTTTCTGTAGCTGCTTTTTATTTTGAGGGTCTTTGAAATCCATAATTTATACTCCTTTTACAAAGATACTGCTTCAGACAACCGTCGTCATATGTCCGTATGGCGACGGGATTTTTATGTTGAATGATAGAAAAAGCTTATTGCTAAGTTTTAAAAATACAAATTTTCAAGACCAAGTTGTATTTAAGTCTAAAAAAATACACTTTTTTAGACTTAGCACCAACTAAGTTTCAAAAATCGGTCTTTCTGAATCTTAGTTAAATAATATTAACAAGTTGCTGAAATATATATTTGCTTTTCCTTTCACTTCCAGTTCTAGTAATAAATCCAGCATCTGCTAATGTGTGTAGTGTGGAATAGACAGAACTTCGAGGGAGCGTAGATTTTCTTATAAATTCCTTGGGTTCAATACGAAGGTTATTGAACAAATAATCAATGATAGGATATTGATCCGTACGTTTCAAAATGTGTTTCATTTCATCATAGAGCTGTATAATTCTTTTTGATGTTTCGATATGATTTACGCTCTCTGCTTCAACTCCATGCAAGAAGAAAATTAACCATCTTTTCCACGATTGAATTAGTAGATGTTTTTCGTTTGTCGCGGATATATCAAAAAGACATTTTTTATACTCATTATCGTGAGAGGCGAAATATCGGCTGATGTAAAATGTAGGAGAGGGTATACTTTGGGATGTATATAAAAATAGAGGAATAAGCAGGCGTCCTACACGTCCATTTCCATCCTTAAAGGGATGAATCATTTCAAATTGAGCATGTATAATTGCTGCTTGAATTAAAGGAGACACTTCATTGACTTGATTCATATAAATGACAAGATTTTCTATATATTCATCTGTAAGGTAAGCCGGAAGGGGTGTAAAATTGCCCAGTAAATCATTTTGAATGTAATTTTGTTCTGTTTTAAACTGTCCGGGAGTTTTAGTTGAGCCTCGTACATTATTTGTTAATAAAATGGAGTGCAAATTACATATGATGTTTTTGGTTATATTAAAACCCCGATCTTTAAGTTCATCTCTTCCATATTCCATTGCTTGCACATAATTGGTTATTTCTACAATGTCATTTTTTAATGATTCAGTTTCCGGTTCATCTTTAACTACATCGCTAATAGTTGCCAGTGTTCCTTCTATTTTTGAAGAAAGGACTGACTCCTGTAACGTTAAAGCTGAAACTAAAATTGATGGATTTGGGAGATTTTGTAAATAGCCTATAAATTCAGAAAGCTTTGAACTTGCATTAAAACAGATTTTCAAGAACTCAAAATCCGCTAGAAGGCAAGAGATAATTTCGCTTATTGGAAGTTTTGGCGGAATGTGCGGTTCAGGGAAGTCATTAATATTCATCATTATCTCCTTAAAATAATATTGCAATGCCACGGTAGGATAATTGAATAAACACCTGTCTATTTCTTATTGTGCAAAATGTAAGATTTGCACAATTGGGGGCAAGTATGACGGCATTTTTTATGTTTTGAAAAAGTCATTTACGATTTTACTTGAATATAATACAAGTTGTTAAATTTTTAAATAGACAATTTACTAACATCCTGATTGGGTTGAGAAAAATTTTATAATTTGGTATATTATAAACAGCTCATCTGCCATGTGTAGAAGGAGTACCTAAAAACGTCGCGCCTACTATTAGACGGGCGTTTTTTGATGCTTTGTATAGTCTTTTAGTAGTTTTTTCATTGTATGTGGGTGGTTAACATAAAAAGCAGTAATTAATAGATAATAACTATTTCTTTTTTCAAGGATAACGATATACCTTTTTTCTTCTAAAAATAAATGTATACGTTCTTTATTTTTATATGGAGATGTCCAGATCTTCATTCCTGTACAATTTTCGTCAGGGGCAGGAGTGCATCCTGAATTTTCTATAAATTTACGCGGCCATTTTATTCTTTCACAGCGCCTAAAATCGGGATGTCTATCATTGTTCTTCATATAGTCTTGGCATGTTATATGAAAAAATGCCTCTTCTTTTCCATTTTCAATGGGGTGTTTACGAATTTGTACAGGGAATCCATTAAATATGGGGTGGTAAATAATAAAATCATTATAGAAAATATTATATAAAATAGCCTCATGTTTTCTATAATTCGATAGATCTACAGGGATTATATCCGGTACCCAACAATCGCAAAATTTATTCATTTTACTGAGCTTTCCAAACAAATATATTAAACTTATCTTCTCGTAAAAGAGTAGTTTTCCTTAGGGAATATCCAGTTTGTGTTTTTATAAATTCTATAAGATCTTTCTTTGCTGAACTTCGCTTTTCGATGTCTCTATTTTCATAGCAAACCGATCCAATAAGTAAATCTACTAACTGCATAATGGCAACTTCTTCAGAACGTATAACCTGGACCTTATTAATGATACTTCCAGAAAAATCATATAGGGAATTACTGCAAACCTCTTGGAGTTTTCTCACTTTTCGGGATGAGATGGTATCCTTGATGTCTAAATAAATATCATAAGAATCGTCTCTTTTGAAAATAAAATGTAACATTTCAAAATACATTTTATAGTACCAACTATCATGAGTTTGATTGAATTTTTCATGCTTAAGAATCTTTTTGTCTGGAATTACAATACATCTAAAATGTAAATAATCATTACTAAAAAAGTAATTTAATAATTCGGAATACAGTTCAATTTTTGAAGGGCTGACTTTTGTCCATTTTAGCTCAAGATTCTTAGGGATATTGTGGTTAGACTTTATATTAGCGATCTGTTTATTCACTTCTTGTATTTTTGTATATGGACACCAGATAGAACCAAGGACCATGACAGTACTTTGATCATGTTCTAAGTGACAACTCTCATCACAATAAATATTATATTTCATAATAATTCTCCTTATGAAATAAAATAACTTACAATTTCCCTCTGATTTCAACGACTTTCCCGAGGATAGTCACCGGAAGTTCTTTACATTCTTTTTTATTGTATGTTCTTGGTGTGTAAACGGACAGATTCCAGCCTATTAATGTCAAGCCGGCATCTGATTTACTGATTTGCTTTACTGTGGCATCGTTGCCGTTGACTAAGACAACAGCTATATCACCGCTGTCTACATCCGGCTGACGCCGAACAATGACCACATCACCATCCATCATGCGGGGTTCCATGGACTTCCCCGCTATTTTTAATGCAAAGTATTCGCCTGTTTTTGCCATGCTTTGCGGGATTTCTTCCCAGTCTTCAATATCCGTGATGGCCTCGATAGGAATGCCTGCAGCTACTCTGCCAAGGACGGGAATGCGGATACCCTTAGCGGGAGAAGATGGTTTGTCTGTTTTGTCTTCTATCAGGTCAGATTTTTCAATATGGAAATAATCAGCCATCATTTCAATTTTATCAATTCTAGGGTAATTGACTCCTGTTTCCCATGATGTGAAAGTTGTATATGCAAATCCCAAATCTTTACATATATCACTTCTACTTTTCTGATACAAATCCATATATTTTCTCAAATTTTTTGAAAAGACCTTTTTATTTCCCAAGTCACTCATTCAATCACCCCCAATCATATTTACATATATATTACAGTTTACAGGTAAGAAAATCAAGATTAATTTTGAAAAATTACATTTTTCCTGTTGACTTTACAGTTTAAATGTAATATGATAAATCGCAGAAGGAGGTGCGATGATGGAAAAGAGTAAAAGCGATAATACGAAATTCACATTGAAAGCCTGTCGCGTAAATAAAAGATTAACGCTTAAGGAAGCCGCAGATCGGCTTGGCATAAGTGAATTTACATTAGGTAACTATGAGTCGGGAAAAACGTTCCCAACAGTACCAATTATTGCGAGAATTGAACGGCTTTATGGAATTAGTTATAATAAAATTATTTTTTTACCATGATATTACGGTTTAAATGTAAAAAACGCAAAACAAGAAAGCGGGGTGAGGAAGATGAAGAATATAGATGATTACTCAATCACTTTGACTGCTAAAATCAAGAATCTAAAGAAGTATAAGCGAAAGGCGAAGAAGCTCTGCAAGCATTTAAAAAGAGCAAAATCATTGGCGGATGAAATTGCTCTCCTTGAAATCAAAACGAAAATACGTACTAAAAATCAATCTTCACATTAATGATTGATCTGCAATAAGGGCAGTGCCCTCTTGGTGGTTTAACTTTAATAGGTTTGCCGCAATTAGGACATTTAACAGTATGACCTTTCAATTTGATTTCATTACGAATCTTTTTCAAAGCGTCTTTCTTGATATTATTGATTAATTTATTTGTATCAAGTCCATTACTCACAACAATCACCTCCCCTCTACACAGATTATAGGGGAGGGTGAAATGCAAAACAAGAAAGGAGGGGTGATAAGGGTGGAAATATTTATATATATAACGGCAGCCATGCTGATAACTATATTTATCAACATCACTGCCGCAGGGTGGTTAGCAATTAAGATGGCGGAATTCATGTGGGAAAAGGTAAGGAGATTATAGACAGATTTGTCTAAAAGCAAATGTTAATTCTGTCAAATTTGCGCCATTGGATTGGTGAAATCATTTAGATGTGCCATTAGGTATCGCGTCCTTTCTATAAACATTATAAAGGAGCGTGAAATGCGAAACAAGAAAGGAGAGGACGAGAGTGGAAGAGGTAAATATCAATGGTTATGTCTTAAATAAGAATTCGCATGAAAACTACAAGCGTGCAATGCTATTCCACGTTTTTGATGTACTGGATGTGGACCTTTTTGAAGAAGTAAAACGATATGAACGATACAGGGGAAGATATTCAAAAGAAAAACAGCACGACGGAAACGCGCTGTCTTCTTGGTTCCTTATTCCTGGGGTAATGATAAAAGATTGTCTAAAATTGTGTCATTTGCTTCAGAGGCAACGTATTTTTCGCCGTTTTTACTGATTCGAGGTTCAAGGAACGGCATGTTCCCGCGATTAACTCTTATGCTGTGCGGATGAGTTAATAAATAGTCATGAATTTCTTCTTTAGGGAAATATCCTAATATTCCATCACCGCTAAGGAATATTTCTGAAATTTCCCAAAGGTCAAAATTTAACAGACCGACACCGGGGCGTTTCTTGATTTTTAAAGCAAATATCATAGTGTTCACCTCCTCTCTGCCAACATTATAACAGAGTGAGCAGAAAGAGAATTGTAACAACCTACCACGGAATTTAAAAACATAGAAAGGAGCGAAAAATGGAGAGAAGAACATACACCGTCGCAGAAACCGCTGAAATCTTAGGTGTGTCGACGGATGTCGTCTACCGCATGAAAAATGACGGCATCCTTCCGGCGGTAAAGAATTTATCGGCCATCCGGTTTTTGAAGCGGGATGTACTGGCAATGGTCGGCGAGAAAGAAGATGATTTCCGCCCTTCCGCACTGCGAAGACTGCGGAATGAGCTGGCACTGGAAAAACAAGAGAACAACCGCCTGAGAGGCGTCATCCGGCAGATTTGTATAGCCGCCAACACGGCAGCAGTGCAGGAGGAGCTATGAACAAACCATTAATTTGTACGACAGTCCTTATGTCAGCCGCACTGGTGGCAGGCGCCGCGGTGGACGCGGACAACATTTACAACAGGCTCTTCCCGGAGACAAAGATTGTTGAGTACCGCCGGGAGGTAAGGGCGGGCGACACGCTCTGGGATATCTGTGGCGAAATAGCTACGGACAAAGAGGACTTGCGGAAGCTGGTTTATCAGGCGAAGAAAGACAACCGGATTCAAGACGTCGGAAACCTGCAGCCGGGGACGCTTGTCATTGTAAGAGTTGAGGAGGCGAGGAATGGATGACAGACAATTTACCGTAACACTGGCTAAAGAAGATTGGGATTTAGTTCTGGCCGCACTGGAGATCTGCAAAGAGAATGCATCATCACTCATGGAGCACGAAATCGAATGCATTATTCGCGGAATAAAGTCAGATTTAGATAGTCAAGGTTTTTAAAAGTAGAGGAGTGAGAAATCGGTGAATGCAGCAGAAGAACTTAGGCGTTTGAGAGAAAAAACATGTAAAAAGCCGACTGATAACTGCAATTATCAATCGGCAGGCGGAAAAGAATCGCTAAGACTTTCCGCCTCTATTATACCACAGGAGGAATAAACAATGACATTAAATCACAAAATATATGAACTGCTTTCAAAGAATCCGAATTTGACATCCACTGAATTGGGTGCCATGGCAAAATGTACGGCTTCCAATGCGAAAGTAATTAAATTCCGTCTACAGCAGTCCGGGTATATTGATTATCCCAAGGGCGGACACCCGGTTACAATTCTGCGGCCATACAACGGCTGTCCGATTGAGGCCAGATCCCGGCGGCAGAAAATATCAAATGAAGTCATTACATACTTGATGGATGATTTTCGGGCGGCGGAATCCTGGCAGGACCGTGTCCAGATTGCCAATAATATTCGTTTATGGCTGTGCAGAAGTTAAGGAGAATACATATGACGACAATAGATACTGAAGCGAAAGTAACAGATATTCAAATTATAGAACCGCAGATTCTTTCCGCAGATCTCAATGTAACTACCAATTTTGAAGAAGTCAAACAAAATTTAAAGGCGATTACAGAAAAATATAAAGGATTGGTCGTTACTGATCAGAATCAAAAGGACATGGAAAAAACTCTCCGCGAAGTGGTGTCTCTCCGGACGAGTATTCAGAAATTTGAAGTCAACGGGAAACGACAGCTCCGCCGCCCGATGGATCAATTTGCGGATGCCTGCAAGGAACTTTTAAAGATCGTGAATGAAGCAGAACGACCACTGCGGGAACAACTTGACGCTTACGAAGCAAGACGGCAGGAAGGCGTAACAAAAGTCATTCTGCACAAGTATGAAGAGATGGCGTTTGATGCGGGAATCCGTGAAGAGTTCCGCTCTTGCGAGATTCTGTCCAAATGGATGAATAAAACAGCAAAATTGAAGGACACCTATGAAGATATCGCTCGCTTAGTATCTGAACAAGCGACTGCGCAAAAACAGCATGATGATCTCAAAGAACTCCGCAATTCCCGTCGTGAGCTGGCACTTCTACAGATAGAGAAATCCAATAGAGACTATGCTTTGGCGACGCCCATCACAGAAGATTTTTTGACAGACGAGCTGCTGGATACATCAGCTGAAATCATTAAAAACACAATCAATGAAGAAGCGCTGCGCCGCCATGATATGGATGAAAATGCAAGGCAGGTATCCTCGCCCGCTGTTTCAGCTCCACCGCCGGCGGCCAAGCCTCCTGTGGTACCGATACCGCAGGTCGAACCCGGCGTGTCATGGCCTAAGGTAATGACGGTCACAATCACACTTAACAGTTCATTTGACTATCAGGCAGTAGAAAACGTATTAAGCAGTCTTCCGCCGCAGATTCGATGGAATTCCGATATAAAGGAGATATAACCATGGCGATTGAATTTAAAAAAGCACATCGATCCAAAGCTAAGCTCAGGCTGGCTATTGCAGGACCGTCAGGAGCAGGGAAAACCTATTCGGCGCTTCTGATTGCATCAGGCATTATTCCGTTGGAAAAGGTGGCGGTGATTGACACAGAATCAGGATCTGCAGATTTGTATGCAGATTTAGGCGGATATTCCACGGTGACGATTAATCCGCCGTATAGCCCTCAGAAATATATTGAAGCAATCCACGCGGCAGAAGCGGCAGGATTCGAATTAATTATTATTGACAGCCTGTCACACGCATGGAGTGGAGAAGGGGGCCTGCTTGACCAGCAAGGGAAAGCGGCAGACAGCAAGTACAGAGGAAACAGCTGGGCGGCATGGCGCGAAATTACGCCGCTTCACAATCAGCTGGTAGAGACCATGCTGCATACGCCACTCCACGTCATTGTCACAATGAGAAGCAAGACGGAATATATACAGACCGATGTAAATGGAAGGAAACAGATCCAGAAGGTCGGCATGGCACCTATTCAGCGTGACGGTATTGAGTACGAATTTACCACTGTCTTTGATTTATCGCAGAACCATACAGTCACGGTCAGTAAGGACAGGACAAAGCTGTTTGATGGGCAGTATTTTACGCCTACGGCTGATTGCGGCAAGGCACTCCTGCAGTGGCTTAATGCAGGTGCTCCGGTTACAGAACCCGCGCCTGTTATCCGTCAGGCCGCAACGCCGGCAGTTAATCAAATGCCTGTAAACTCTGCCGCCGGCAAACCACAAGACAAAACACACCGCCAGCGTTTGGAACGAATTTGGGCACAGATCGGCTGGGATAAAACACAGCCGCTGGATACTTACATGACCGCCCGGATGCAGGGACAGCGCGGAGCCGCGGCGACAGTCAACGACGCGACAGACGCCGACTGGCTTGCCGTAGATAGAGAGATTACAAAATACCTGATCGAGCAGGGACAGGCAAAAATCGCGGAACCTCTTACCGGCGAACCGCTTTTAAATGATACAGATGTCCCATTTTAAAAATAAAGGAGAATGACTATGATTTCAGCTACACTTTACGGAAGAATTGCGAGAGAACCGGAGCTGGTACCGCCGATGACGGGCAGAGACGCTTATGTGCGGTTTTCTATGGCGGTGGAAACCGGGCGCAAAGACGAAAACGGCAACCGGATTGCACAGTTTGTCAGTATTTCTGTATTCGGAAAACAGGTAAATACAATCCTCCAGTATTTTCATAAGGGCAATCGTATTGCATGCCATGTGCGGAATCTGGAAGCCCGTGCTTATACTGACAAAGCCAACCAGCCGCAGGCAAGTCTCAACGCCGTATTGACAGGGGTAGAATTTGTTGAAACGAAGGCGGAACAGGAACAATCGGCGCCGCAACCTGCTGCCGTACCGCAGATGGGGACGGCGGCGGGCTATTCTGCCCC